CATCAACAGTACCACATCCGGATCACAATTTACCTTGTACCAAGCCAGTGGCACGGTGACAGCAAGTTATTTGAGTATTCGGGACAGCAATGCAACCGGTGGGGTAAGATGGAACGCATATAACGGAACCAATACCAATGTCAGCAACAATACCGGTTGGTTATTTTCAGCATATAGTGGATCCGGAAACTTTATGGCTTTCTTCTTCTAAGAAATACCAAATAAATAATTGCCAAATCATCAACTAACACTTGATTTTTTTGTCGTACTGTAGTATAGTTTAAATACTATATGAAAATTGCAATTATTGATATTATTGGTTTGCCATACGATGGCACAACTGTTTTTAAACAAGGTCTCGGCGGCAGCGAAAGTGCAGTGACTTTCATAGCCTTGGAATTGTCCCAGCTGGGATTTGATGTCACAGTATTCAACAACTGCAACATTGACCATGCACAAGCTGGTATCCACGATGGTGTTACCTACCGTCCCTTATCTGACTTGACACAGGATCATTACTTTGATATTGTGGTCAGTAGCCGCACTGTGATTCCATTTGTTGATCCGGCCAATTATCATTTACTAAATGATAATCGTGCATACGATCTGCAACAGTACAATCTATACAATAGGATTGTGTCACAGGCCAAACTGCGTGTGCTATGGATGCATGACACTTTTTGTCTAGGTGACAACCTAATTGAAGAGCTAGCAACCAGCAATCGCATCACCAACATCTTTACACTGAGTGACTTTCATTTATCCTATGTGGCCAATTGCCACCATGGCCGTAGACGAAACTTTGAAGTGTTAAAGAACAAGATGTTTATCACACGCAACGGCGCACGTTGTTACAACACTCAGGTAGACGTTGCAGCCAAAGATCCAGACCTGTTTGTTTACAATGCCAGTGTGACCAAAGGCATGATCCCATTGGTCAATGACATCTGGCCAATTGTTAAACAACATATTCCCACAGCCAAGTTAAAAGTAATTGGAGGGTACTATAGATTTAGTTCAGCATCCGAACCTGATGCACAAGAACAAGACTGGCGCAGAATGGTAGCCAATCCCAATTATTCTGCAATGGGAATTGAGTTCACTGGGGTTATACCACAAAGTGAAATTGGCAACATACTGACTCAAGCCAACTTTATGATTTACCCCAGTGCGTTTCCTGAGACCTTTGGTATCTCAAGTTTGGAATCATTGTTGTACAATACCCCTGTTATAACCTGCAGGTTTGGCGCTCTGGAAGAAGTTGTTCCTGAAGGAGCCGGATACCACATAGATTATGCAATTGAGCCCAATGGCCTGTTTCCTGACATTGATAAGACCAGTCAAAATCATAAATTTGCAGCCATGACAATTGATGCATACAATAACAAATACCTGCATCAACAAAAACAATATTATTGTAATATTGTCAAAGACGTTGCAGGCTGGGACACTGTGGCCCTACAATGGAAACAGTTGTTTTTTAAACAAACAGGCAACTATCTAACCCGTGCCGAATATCAAGCAGTGTCACGTATCAACCATAAAGTGCATAAAATCTGGAACAGACGATACACCAATACAGTGGAGTTTGAACATTATAAACCATCACAGGAACAACCAATTGTTGTTGTTAGTACATTCTACAACTGCCGAGACTACATTGCACGTTGCATCAACAGTATAGCAGCTCAAGACTACGACAATTATCAAGTTTATCTAGTTGATGATGCCAGCACAGATGGTACACCGCAACTGGTAAAAAAACTCTTAGAGGATTTACCTGATACTATACGTAGTAAATTCAACCTGATCCCCAACAGGATCAACATGGGTGCAGTATATAATCAAGTTGCAGTGTTCAGGCAGATTCAAGATCCCGAAGCCATTGTCATGATCCTGGACGGCGACGACAGCCTGGTCAATGACAACAACATTTTTAGTTATTACAATTCTACCTATGACGGCTCTACAGAGTTCACATACGGCTCATGTTGGAGCATGGTAGATAATATTCCTTTGATCAGTCAGCCATACCCAGACACAGTCAAGCAGGCCCGTGCCTACAGACAACATCACTTCAATTGGATCCTGCCCTATACTCACCTGCGTACATTCAAACAACATCTGATCAGTGGTATTCCCAACAGCATGTTCCAAGATTCAGCTGGCGCTTGGTTCCGAGCCGGCGGCGATGGAAGTACATTTTATAATCTGATTGAAGCTGCTGACCCAAACAAAGTCAAATGTTTACAAGAAATTGTGTACAATTACAATGATATGAATCCATTAAACGATTACAAGGTCAACAGCGACGAACAGAATAGAAATGCACAAGCAATCATCGGAAAGCCTACAAATCAAATTGAGAAGTACTCAGTTGTTGTGCCTACAATGTGGAAAGTGGCAGATCAATTTGTTAAATTTGTTAATGAGCTTTGTGCACATCCAGCAGTGGATGAAATCATTATCATCAACAATAATAATGCACTGACTCCCATGGGCCTGACTCATGCCAAAATTAAAATGCACGATTTTGGTTGTAACATCTATGTTAACCCTGCATGGAACTTTGGAGTTGCCAACAGCAAAAACGACAGGATTTGCATTGTGAATGATGATGTGGTATTTGATACAGCAATATTTGAAAAGCTACAATATCAATTGAGCGAACAAGCAGGTGTGTTTGGTCTGTGTCCGGGCACAGCTGATTTCAATCAGCCACCGGTAACAACTAAGACCATAGATATTGTTCCGTGGACCAATCAACACACCTATGGGTTTGGCTGTTTGATGTTTATCCATAAAAAGTCATGGACACCTATACCAGCTGGTCTTGACATATATTATGGTGACAACTATATATTTGATCTGCAATTGAGTCGTGGCAAAACAAATTATCTAATTACTAATTGGGATTTTACATCTCAATTTGCAGCAACCACATCTGACAGATCAATTACAGGCGGGTTCCTAGAAAGGGAATCTCTGGTGTACAAACAAGTAAAAGAAGAAATGGTAGTAAAACCGGTGACTAAAATTATAAAAAAGAAAAAGATCCTGATTGCAATTCCCACTGCACGTAACATTGAACCTGATACATTTAAAAGTATATACGATTTAATTGTGCCTGCCGACTGTGAAACCACATTTCAATATTTCTTTGGATACAATGTTGACCAGGTACGAAACTTAATTGCAGATTGGGTAGTCAACGGATTTGACTACTTGTTTAGTGTAGACAGTGACATTTCATTTGCACCAGACACATTGACCAAGCTAATGGCACATGATCTGGATATGGTTTCAGGATTATACATTCAACGTAAACCTGGACAACATATTTTAGAAGTATACGAGCACACACAAACAGGCGGAGTCGACAATATACCTTATGAAAAAATCAAGGGACGCGGCCTGGTTGAAATTGCCAGTTGTGGGTTTGGATGTGTATTGGTCAAAGCAGACATTATGCGAGCCATTGGGTATCCACAATTTGTATACAAATCAGCAATTGATCATAACAATACTATATCAGAAGACATTGACTTTTGCAAAAAGGCATTGAGCCGGGGATTTAAAATCTGGGCCGACACCAGTATACAATGTGTACATACTGGTAGCTCGCAGTTTGTTATAGACAATAACATAGTAGCCCAAGTTCCATTAACGCAGGTGCAACAGGATCAGACGCGATTACGGGATTTGGGGCAGCAGCGATTACTACCACAGACTCATTTAAACCATTTGATCAAGTTACGAGATACTGGCGTTGCCCCTACCGTGGTATACGATATAGGTGCATGTGTATTACACTGGACCAATGAAGCCAAGCAAATTTGGCCTTCTGCTGAATTTATAGCATTTGAAGCAATGGATGCATCGGAGTTCTTGTATCAAGAAAAAGGGCTACGGTACAGTATGGGTGTGTTGAGCAATGTTGACGGAGCCCAAGTTGATTTTTATCAGAACAATTATCATCCTGGCGGGAATAGTTATTATAAAGAAAACGAACAAGTTAACCCCCAGGCTCCATTGTATTTCAATGAGTCGCATAGGCGTAGACTTGAAACAATTACTTTGGATACTGCTGTAAAACGCAACAACTTTCCCCGGCCAGACATGATCAAAATGGATGTACAAGGTGCAGAATTAGATGTTCTCAAAGGTGCGGTGGAAACATTAAAATCAGTAAAACATGTTATCTTGGAACTACAGGTTGTAGAATACAACAAAGGCGCACCCTTGTTTGATATAGTAGTTGACTACATGGACAAACAGGGATTTGATTGTTTGGGAATTTTCAGCAATGCTGGTCCAGATGGTGATTACCATTTTTGCAGACGAGACTAGCCCTTAGCTGGTTATATTGTATTCAGCAGTGAAAATCTTTTTAACAATGTCTTCAGAATTAAGGGTACGACCAACTCCTGGGTGCAAGGGCCTGGGGGGTGACGACAACGGCAACCAGGCATAGCCTACATGTTCTTGATTAAGAGCAGGTATAAATTCGTAATCAACTGCAACAAAAAACGTATGGTAAACAAACTGTTCGTTGGCACTGGTAAACAGTTCTAAAGGAACAAATTTAGGATTCACAATCTTACCTCCTAGTTCCTCTTGTATTTCTCTAATCAGTCCTTGTGAAATACTTTCGTCTAGATTGACTTTTCCGCCTGCTAGCCCCCATGTCATTGGCCAACTTCCTTGTGTCCTGAGAAGAAACAGATATCGCTGGGTATCCTTGGCATAAATCAAGGCGCCGACTCCCTTGGTTAAGGGACGTAACTCCAGGCACCTGCTCCGTACCGGCCTTCCACTGACTTGGTCCATTGTTGATCTTTCCATTTGTATTGAGTGCCTGTTCTTAGATTTGTTATGTATTGTACAGCAGTAACTGACGCACTGTCAAACGATACTGTCCAATGTGTTCCGGTAAATTCAATAATGTCATTTGTATGTGCTACCAAAACAGGGAATCCAGTGCGATTCCATAATATGGCTCCATCAGAATCACCTGTATGACCAATGTCACCTAATATCAAATACCTGGTTCCGGTTGTTGGGAATAAAAACTCTGAATCAATCGTTACTGACTCTGGATTAATGATAGCAGTTACGGGCTCGTTGTTGTTGGCTGGCAATGTATCTATCATAGGAGTAAACAAAAGCAAACTCACATCAGATGGGTGCTGTGCCACGGTGCCAACAATTGTTATATCGTCTTGTTTTAGTCGAACTTGACTATGGCCATTGACCAGTGCACCAAATTGGGAGATTAGTAAACTCCAATTATATCCTTCACGTTCAACAGGATCACCGGGTGTAAATGGTTGTTGTTGTTCTGATAGGAATACCTTTAAAGTATTTCCCAAATATAATATATTGCATCCTGTTGGAGTGTAAACCTGTTTGGCCAGCAGGCTGGATTTGGATAAATCAAAGTCGTTGTACACTTGATCTATACCGTTTGAGTCCCAGATGCTTGCGATAAATTTTTGTATAACACCCATGCGTTTAACTTTGGCAGGTGCTGACAACCAAATTGGCAATTCAAACGTTAATGTAGCAATATCAATTGGATCTTCTGTTCCAGATGGAATTACACGACTTGTAAAATTTGTATCAGTAAGAGTAATGTAACTTAAACTGGTCCAATCCACGTAGTTATCTGTGCTTTGTATTTCCAAGCTGGGATTAAATAGCACTGCAATTTGTTCTAGTAGTTGTAACTTTTGCTCAGTATTACTGGTCCATATATCGCATTTTAGAGTCAGCATGTAGGGAACAGGCATTAGTCGTTCTACAGTGACAGTGTCTCCTTGTTCACTGGTAAACTCTCCATTCTCGTCAACCAATCTTTCTCTAATATTCAATTTGCTAACGTGGAATGGTTCTTGCATTCGTTTTTGATCGTACCGCATTCCGCTGATATACACTGACATGGCTGGAACGCTGGCCACACTGTTTTCGCTATTGTTGCGTAAAATTGTTGCAGCCTGTCTACTACTGTCACCATAGTAGATTGGAACCTGTAGTAAACTAGTATTGCCAGCTCGATCCTTACCCAGCTCCACTTGGAAATTACTGAGCATACGTATAAATTGTTGTAAAAATCGGCGGATCTGACCGGAATAGAAAAATGAAGTCATAGTAATTATTTGTAATCAGCTTTGGGTCTTAGAACATCTTTTAAGTTTTGTTTTTCATCATGCGTATTGCCGTGAATGTCAACCAT